CGCTTTGTCACCAAAGTTATCTAATGACCACATACCAGGTTCAAGAACTAAGTCACCAGATGCTGCTTCACCCCACGCTACAAAGTTTGTTGTGCTTGTAATTGTTGCACCACCACTGTGTGCAGCTTTTGTTGTACCTCTTACTTCTCTTGTTACACCTGTAAGTTCATTACCAGATATACCTGTATATGAAATTTCTTCATTATCTATTTTTATAAAGTTTGTACCTGCGTCTGGAAACTGAGATACATCACCTAATATAATACCAGTAGTTACAGTATCGTTAATACCATTAGTTAATGTAGTTGTTGGTTCTCCAGCAACTTCACCACCCCAAGATCCAAGTGACCAACCAAAACCTTGTGCTTGTACAGCTGGTCCAACCGGATAATAATGTTGTACTCTAATACCACCGGATGTTGTTGCACCAGATCCAGACTCATTAGATGGCATTGTAATAGTAATTGTTGTACTTGTTGGTACAGTTGTTACCATAAATTTTTTATCGTTAAAATCGGCAGCTGCATAATTAGAATTAGTTATTGCAGAAAAATTATCTAATAAGATTATATCTTGTTCACCTATGTTATGTGGACTAGAAAAAGTTATTGTAACAGTTGGTGATCCGTTGGTCGTGCTAAATGCACTAGTAAGCGTTGTTGTAGATTTAATAGGATGTATATCATAGAATACACCACCTGAGTATGCATATAAAATTCTGTTTGTACCAATAATTGCGTATTTTCTAGCTTTACTATTTACAAAATGATGAAGTCCTCTACCTGCTCCAGTCAGTGCATCATCACCTAACTGTTTCCAACCACCTATTTTTTCAGGCGTACCATATCTAAACCTTACATTATCACAGTCGGTCCATTGACCCTCTGCTGTAGTGGGTGTTATCTGTTTATTGATTCCAGGCTGAAAACCTATCTTTTGTAGCATACGACTCCATTATAATACTATTTTACAAATGCTGGTACACCTAGTTTTGGTCTACCATCAAATTTGTTTTTTTCAGCAAATGGGCCGTTTACATGATTATAATGTAAAAACACTTGGCCACAAATGTTCCCGTCAAAAGGCTCTCGCCAATGTTCGAGTTCGCAACCACTATACACTAGCATATCACCTACTTCAAGCAAGACTTTTGTGCCTTTTGGAGCGTTGGGCTTATGTATATTTTTATACTCGTCTATAACGTTGTTAGACCCCGTATCGTCGATAAATATAGGCCAGGGATCTCCTCCTAGGTTTACTGTAGTTGATATCTCACAAGAAGGTCTATCTTTATGTCTCTTTAATATATCTCCTTTTTTATACGCTCTTGCATAAGAATAAGTTGGTACTAAATCTAAACCTGTTTCTTTTTTCATTACAGGTAACATTTTAACAAGTAAGGTTTCCATTACCATATCAGAATAATGAGAATAAGTATTAGGAACTTGTTGATCTGACCAAGTGCCAAACATACCATTGTCATATGTAATATTATTTTCGTACATGAAAGCAACAGCGTCTCGTTTAAGTAAAAAGTAATTAAATATAAAATTAGCTAATTCATAAGATAAAGCATTTTTTATAATGTGATATTTAAATGTCATAGTGCAATGTCCATTCCGTCTTTATGTTTTGTTTTATATTTAGTTTTAGGACTTAATAAAGTTTCTGTTTCTTCATCTGCCACAACTTCTATTTCATATTCATCAATTCCTAATATACAACCTGCAATAAATCTTCTCATACCTATACATAAACGATATTTATCTCCATCTTTTGTACATATAAGAGGATTTATAATTCCATTTTTTTCTATATCTTTTTTTAATGCTTGCCATCTTGGGTTTTCGGTTTGTGACATTCTACCTTCCTCAGTCTGTAAATGAGGTTCTCTAAATACTATTTTATCTTTATGTATTTTCATACAAACATTGTCTTCTGTAAAAAGTTAAATGATACAGATATTCTTATATCATCAGAATCATTTGGTTCAACACAATGTATTAACCACGCAGGAAACATAATACATCTTCCAGCTACTGGTTTATAATTAACTTCTCTCCATAATCTTTCCGGTGATGTATCGGGAGGATTTAATCTTTCTTTCATTTTAGGTGAACACATTTCAGCTCCTGTTCTAGGATCTTTTAATTTTAATTGACCACAATTTTCTGGAGTTTTTACATAGTAAACACCCGACCATATACAATTAGGATGTAAGTGTGCTCTGTTATATCCACCTGGTGGATTAATATTAGCCCACATATTACCAAGATAAGGCTCACTATCTAAATGTTCTTCTACATAAATTCTTTTCTGTGCTTCATATAAAGCTTTTGTTAGTTTAGCATACTCTGGTTTGGTATGCATATCAGTATGACTATGCCAACCTTTAACATTTGTTCTAGCTACTCCTTTATCTTGTTGCATCCAATTTACTATATCTTTTTCTAATTCAATGTTCATAGACTTATCTTTAATATCAAAATGATATATTGGTGTTGGAAAATGTAATTCTCTAATCATTTAAATGGTGGACCTCCAAACCACATTACTAAAGATTTTCTATTTCCACGTGTTACAGGTGAAACCCTATGTCTTATAAAAGATGCAAAGAACATAGCTTCGCCTTGTTTTAATTTTACAGATTGACCTTCTTTTACTAATTCTAAATCGCCACCTTCAAATTGATTTTCTGGAGATAATAAAAGAGTCATAGATATTTTTCTAATTGGTGGTTGTTCTTTACAATTAACATGATTGTCTACATGCCAATCATAAAATCCACCTTCTGGATATTCGGTGTATTGTGCCATTTCAGTTAATTTCATACCATCAAAACCAAAATGATTACCATTAGTGGCTAACATAATACGTTCAATATCTTTGTACATGTCTGGCATTTTTGAAAAAGGTATCCAACTTATATGTGAAGTTCTTGTTTTAGTATCTAACACACCTTTGCCAATTCCATTTTCAGCTCCAACTTCTGCATTATTTCTAGGTTCTTCTCTTCCTGCTTCTATAACCATTTCGCATTGTTTTGGTGCAAATATAGGTTGATTAGTTTTAACTATATAAGATTTCCAACATGGTTCTGTTATTATCATGCTGCACCTCTATTTTTTATTGGATCAAATGCTACATCACAATTTGCAGCAAGAGTTCGTCTTACTTCAGTTGTTCCATTAAAAGGATATACACAGTGTCTCATATCATATGGAAAAATATAAAAATCTCTAAGGTCCATGGGTGGTTGATAATCTATTTTAGCAAACTGACCATTCGCTGCTCCCATTATTTGTAGTCTACCATTTTGTTTAACTTGATCTGCTGAATATTCTTTACCAAATGTTGATGGTAATTTTAAAATCATCACACTAGATAAACCAGTAAACAACATACCTCTATGAACATGTGCAGGGTTATATTCGTGTTGTTTCATTTCATTAACCCAAATAGCGTTTAAATTCATTTCATAATCTCTTATTTTATTAAATCTTAAATAATGTTGAAACATTTTAATAAAATAATTTGTAACTGTTCTTGGTAATCGATTGTGCCTTTTCATTTTTGTTTGGCTCGATGCTTTTTCAGCTTTAGGAATTAAAAGTGTATCTTCACCATTATAAAATAAAGAATGTTCATCTTCTATTTTACCAACTAATTGTCCATTAGCTTTGTCTAATTTATTTTTATTAACCTCATAGATGTGATTAATCATTTGAAAAACATCAAGAGGCACTTGATATTTTAAAACTGATTGACCTAAAAATACAAAATCAAACTTTGGGTTTTCCATGTTGTTCAAGTTTTTCTTTCTCTGTATAACTTTGTTCTAATTCACCAGATTTTTTAATTCTTTGTAATGATTGTAATTGACCCATTACATTAAATACTTCAGCTTCTGATGAATTCTTAGTTAGTGTTTTAGCTTTTTCGTGATAATGTAATCCATATGATTCTAATTGGTGTACATTAACATCTTTATCATTAAATGATCCATCATTAAATTCTTTCTTTAATTTAGACCACATTTTAATTTCTCTCATTCTATGTCTTGCAACTTTTTCCATAGATGCTTTACCAAATATAGC